TTACGCATAACACCAAAGTGTCCTGTATAAATTGCTTTAGGACTAACGTCTTGATCCCACCAACCTGGAATAGTTCTGAATGGATGCTGTACAATTAATGGCTTCCAACTACCTCTGACTGGGTTAAGTTCTTGTTTACCTTTACGTCCTGTACTCTTTAGGTTACCTTCAAATATTGCTAGTAACTCATCCATGCCTTTATTTAAACTATCGTCATCAAATTGATATATGCTATTGTCTTTATCAAACTGTGCCCAATACTCAAATTTATCTGCTTGAACTTTTAGCTCTTGTGGTAAGTCCTCGTATGCTTGCTTACTGTTTAGATAACTTGTAACAACTTGTTCACCTGGGCGAACACAATAAAAAGCAATACAACTTTCAATAACATGTTTCCAGTGACGCCAATTACCATTGTTATGCCAACCTAGTTCGCTTTCGGGAAATAACCCAACAAACTTTCCGTCTTTGTCTTTTTCATTTGTAACACGGCTAATACCTGGATATTCTTTGTGTTCAAAGTAAACATCAAATCCTGCTTTTTTTGGACTATATAATTTTCCGATGCTATTAGCACCATCTAGTAGTTCTTGTTCGTGTAAGTTAGCACCCGGTATGTATGCAATAACATCTTTTGGTTGATTGCGACATACTTCATGCCAGTTGTTTGGATCTGTCATATCCAAATTGTATTCTACGGGTTTAAACATTTTTACCTCTTTATAATTTTAATAAACCAAGCACCTGGATCCCATTGCCATAGTGTCTTGCCAATACGCCAGTTTCGAGAATCTTCGTGATGGTTTTTATGCCATCCTTCTCCAGCGGTTAGAATATTTGCAACCCAACTATTTTTAGGGTTGCCATTTTCTGTGTGTGGGATTAAATTTACAAGTCCATATCCATGGAATGCAAATACTACTGGTAAACAAAATCCAAACAAAAATAACATTGGATTAATTAACAACATTAATATCGCTAATAATGTTATTAATAAAAAATAGTTATCATGGAAGAATTTTGTATCAGGAGTAATTAATCCTTTAATCATTTTTCTTTCTATAGTAACGTCATTGCCCCATTGACTAGTGTATACATTAAAGAAACCTTTTAATGTTGGACTATGTGGGTCTCTGTCGGTGTCTGTATATGCATGGTGCATTCTATGTGTGCTTGCCCATGTTAATACAGGACCAGGATTTGCTAACATTCCTAGTATCTGTACATAGTATCTGTACCAATTTGGTGCTTCAAATGATCCATGACTAAAGTATCTGTGATACCCTGCACTGATCGCTGAAGCAGCAATAAATTGCCACCACATAAAGCCTAAGATAAACATCCAAAGCTCACCATACATAAATGCTGGTATTAGCATTAAGTGGCAAAATGCATGTATTGAAAGAAGTTTATGTGTTGTTGATATCTTCATTCATGCCTTACCTTTAAGTTATTAGATAGTTTCTTCTGACACAACTGTAGAAGTATATTCTCTAGACTCAATTTCCTCTGCGAACGCTTCTCTGTGAGCAGTAGCGTTAGCTTCGTCAATATAAGTTAAAACAATACGTACACCGTTGCCAGCTTCATTTACATCCATAGTTCCAGCAGTAATATACTGATCATTATACAAACCACATCTACCATGTTCTGCAATCCATTCTTCAATGTTTGCATATGTATTAGAGTTTGTAGTTACTAAATCTGCGGTTTTTCTAAAAGCCATTTGTTTTCTCCTCACATCTTCTGATGTATTTCTATTATATTACATTATTTATGACTTTTTGTCAATCAGATCTTGACAGATAAATAAGTATGTATATAATAGTAACATGCTAGTAAAACAAGATCCAGGTAAAAGAGACATAGAATTCTTCGGTTACATATGCGAAGATATGGGCTATATGAACAATGCCAATTTAGATGCGATGAAATACGACTGGTGTAAGAAGCACAAAGGCGAATGGTGGGCTGCTTATCACAATGACGTAATTGTATCAATGGCGGGTTGTCATAAGTTTCACGATGGTCATCGTATGTTGTTCAGAGGTGTACAAACAATGCCTGCTCAAACTGGATTAAGTAAAAATCATATGACTAGTATTCCATGGAAATGGATATTACCCGAGCAAATAAAATGGGCTCAAAGTTCAGAAGAACAGCCTGCATACATTACAACAAACGTTGAAAATGATGCAAGTGGAAAAATGAATAGAACTGACAGATTATTTCATCTGTTAGCTAAACAAGGAATAGTAAGTTTTTATACTGAAGAAGAAATATACGGAACAAAACAATCAGTATGGAAATTAAACTTAGAAAAATATTATGAAACATTGGTTTGATTGGAAACATTTAAGAGTAGCAGAATACTTAAACGGAACAAAGCGTGATAATGCTATTGTGCTTTATTTTAAGCACATGTACATAGGCTTTAGAGAAGCAGGTAAACAATTGTTTATGTGTATCGCTAGTATTATACATGCAATATTTCCACCGCTATTTAATTTTAAATTATTAGAAATGGTAATTAATCAAGCAATAGGCTTACACAAGTTTTTGCCTCAGCATCCAGACTGGAAGAAATTAAAAGATGAACTTAATAAAAATAATAAATGATGGCACAACAATTAATACCAGCGGAACTACTGGTCCAAGTAAACCAATTTGGCAAAGTGCTGAAAAGATATACTTTGCAAATAGAGCCGCAGTAGAATGTCAGAAGTTAAATAAGTTTAGTAAAGTATATACAGTATGTACATTAGATCATGCAGGTGGATTGTTTGCACAAACACTACCAGCTATAGCAGTTGAAGCAGAAGTATGTATAGAACAGTTTAATGCATTTAGATGGGTTAAAAAAATTATGGAGTATACACATTCGCACTTAACACCTAACATGGCTAGAGCTGTTATGGCTACTAAAACATTTAGTAAACTTGACTTAACTGGTATAACAATTATGTGTGGAAGTGATAGAGTACATAGTAGTATTATTAAAGCATTTATAGAGCAAGGTGCTACGTTTATTGCTAATTGGGGCATGAGTGAAGTAGGACCAGTTGCTATTAATAAAACATTTAACAAAGGTGATATTGTAGATCATACAGAAAGTATTATGGGAGATAAAACTTATTGTGAAACTAAAATTGTAGATGGAGAGTTATATGTCAAAGGATATATTTGTGTATATGATGATTGGTTTGCAACAGGCGACTTAGTAGAATACAAGGATGATATTTACTGGTACCTAGGGAGAAAAAATGCGTAAGTTAGAAAACAAACATGTATTTGTTAGTTTTGAACCAGGAGCAAGTGGACATAGACTAGCAAGAGTATTGGCTACTATGCCATGTATGCACTGGTATAGTTGTGAAGAAAATGGAATTAATCCATGGAATGTAGGCAAGGTAAATGATTACAGTGGACAACGTAAGACAAGTAGATATCATTTTGATCGTATAACACCAAAAGGTAAATTACCACCAACTCACGATTATGTAGAAAAGTATCTACCAAATGAAAAACAATATTACAAATTATTTGATAAGTTATTTAAAGAAAATGGCGGAGAAGATATCATTAATGATGGCAAACGTGTATTGTATTGCACACATAGTATGCCTAATAAAATATTAGAATACTTTCCTAATAGTATTATTTTTAATATTATACATGATCCAAAAATTATAACTGATCGTTACATGCAAACTACTGCAAAGTTTCCTGGTTATGTAAAACACTACGGTGTTGTACCAGAAGATAATGAATACTTAGCATTTTTAAAAATATTACATGGTAGAAAAGATGATCTAACTGTAGCAGACATCTGGGCATTTGAACGTAAGAAGAAATTCTATACTGATGCATTAGAGGATAAACTTAAAAAAGAGATATATGCTAAAATGTTTTCAAATAGTATTTTTAGGAAAGCAATAGATGATCCTAGAGTGTGTAACACTACAACAAAATTTGATTATAAAGAAATAAAAAGGTATTTAGATGGTAGACTTTAGTAACGTAATATTCATAACTGGTGCACCTGGTAGTAAGTGGAGTGCAGTTAGTTGGGTGTTAAGTGAATCACCAGCACTTGATGTAAGCATTACAGATAGAACAGAAGAAAGACTAATGGTGCATGATGCCATTTATGGTGGAGTAAGACACACAGGTGTTTACTTTGGTCCAGGAAATGAACTTGGAAAACAATTTCATAAAATTGATACACTTACAAGAGAAGAAGTCTTTGAAGAAATTAAACAAGCATGGGCAGAATGGGATGAAGAAAAAACTTACATTGTACGTTGCCATCAGTTCATTTATAATTGGGATTGGATGATTGAAAACTTTCCAGAAGCAAAGTTTGTTACTGTGTCAAGACCTCCTGAGATGTGTGTACAAGGTTGGACTAGTGTAGGTGGTATTGAAACTCCATATCCACATTATAAAGAGTTTTATAAAACACAAGAAAATGCAATAGAACAAATTAAACTAGAATCAAAATTAGCACATAAAGCATTTCATGATCATCATATGGATGTACATGTTGCAAGCCCAGGCCATTTCTTTAAAGAATTTTTACTAGATCCAGAACCAGAAACTGGATTGGATAGATATATTAAACATTTAGAAGGATATAATTGGGGTGCTAAAGATCCGCTTATGCAGTTAAAACATGACGTGTTGATCGGCTACCTAAATTTCTAATAATATCAACAACTTTATCTTTTTCAAAGTTAAACTGACATGATCCAATTTGTATATGATCATTTCTTAAATCTTCCCAAGCATCAATAACATAACTTCTCCAAGAAGACTTATGGTCTAGGAAATCATCACCTTCACTAAATCTCATAAACTTCCAGTCAGTATCTGTAGTAATATGTTTCCATTGCCATTCGTGATCATAATGATGTGTTCTTACACAATCATTTTCATCTTTTGGAAATGCTGAATATGTTTCTATTCCTAATTTAGTTGGACGTCCCGAAAAGCCAACGCCAGCCATCATTTGAAACTCTTTGTATGCTTCATACTTGTTTGATATTTTAAAACAATCACCAGGTGGAATAAATGCAGGTTCATTAAAATGAGTGTATATACATTTAATACTTTCAAATCCACATAACCATAATGCAATAAGTCTTCCACTACCCGGATGTACTCTATATCTATTAAACCAAGGCTCATGTAAAATTTGTGGATAAAACTTTAATTCTTCATATTGTATACATTCAGTAAGATAAAATATTTTACTAACATCTTCCATAACATTTCTATCTTGCATTCCATTATTTGTTACTTCGGAATCATGGAATTCTAATATTTGTTCAAATGGTAGACTTCTAAACTGTTCTAACATCCTAACAATTTCATACATAGGACTATGTAGTATGTCCCAATTGACGTAACTAGACGCAAGATAACCGCCCTTACGTTCGTGATCGTTTAGCCAATGCTGTAACATATAGTCTTGTGCAAGATCTTTTAAACCTGGGTAAAGTCTTGGGTCTACTGACATATTATGCCAGCCATATTAACATGCCATTCTTCACCTGGATGATCATCATCTCTGGCTTTAGGAAATGCTTCTTTTGATAAAGTGTTAATTGTACATTGGTGTAGTTTTATGTTATTTGCTTTACAGAAACATTCTAATAACTGTCTATTTTTTTGATAGTTATATTCATCTGCTTTGTTATTCATTATAGATGCATACGAACTTATCCATGTAGGATATTTTAATTCTTGTTTAATTGCTTGCTTTGATAAATTTTTAAACTTAGAAAGTCCACCAGTTTCTTCTGTGTGTTCTCGTCTTTCTTTAAAAGTCCACATGACATAAATGTTTGTTGGATTAAATGTTTTACAATAAGAAATGGCAAGCCTTGCTATTTGATCGTTGCTGGCACCATTCTGTCCAAGATTTGTTACACCTACTAATTCAGGCCAACATGTTCCTACGCCATATCCAAATGTATAACTACAACCAAAAGCCGCATCGACTCCTTCATCAGGAACTATTTTACCTCTATAACGCCAATCGTTAATATAATATTCAACACTGTGTTCAGTATATCCTTGTGCAATGCCTTGATCTATTTCGCCATCATCTAACCAATTTCGTTTACCAGGATTATCGTGGCCTAGTGTAAAAACACTAAACCATTTTTCTGTAAGATATCGAGATTCTCGAAACTGTTCTGGACTTCTTTTCTGCAAATTATTCTCCCCAACGATAGAATATATGAGAACCAACTTGTGTAATCTTTGCCATTCCACGATCGTTTGTCCAATACGGATCTACATATGTTGCGTGGTAATGTGTTGACCCTTCAGTAATATCTACTGTAAACATTTGATCTCCTAATACACCAGTACTTATGTCAAGTACTAGCTTGGCAATATCTGTAGCAAGATAAACTGCTTCTTCGTTATACATTACATCAGCTTTTCCATCACAGTACCAACTAAACTGACATTTGTTTTTGATAGGAAAGTATACTGCATCATTTTTATCTGGCGTCTGTTTTGTTTTCCAACTTTCTTTAACAGGTCCTTGATGTACTACTCCACATACTGTATCTGGATAACGTGGATCTGAAACACGATTCATAACAACCATAGTAGTTGCATACATTCCGGCATAACCATCATTACGTGCTTCAAAGTACATATTCTCAACTAAGCACTGCATATCGTATTTGTCATATGGACCGTCAAGTACTGTATCCATTAAGTATGCATTTGAATCAAGTACTTCGTATTCTGGTAATACACCTGTTGTATCAGCTTTAGCTGGCCAAACACCTGTTGCAAAAAAGCCTATTGACATAACAACTGCAATGTTCATAAAGTTTCCAATAATATTAGCTAGTATCTTCATAGTTTCTGCCTCTTTCTTTTTTAATTTATACACATATTATAGCAAGATATCTTGGTGTTGTCAACCGTTATTATCTGCTATCTTTGGTTCTTCTAAACATATAAAAATATTTGAAGTACTTGATTGCTCTGATGAAACTATCATCATCGCCTCATTGCAAGATGCTTCATTATAAAACTCTCCAACTTCAACTACTTTGTATCCGTCATTTACAGTTAACATGACTAACACTAAAAACCACATTAGATGTATTCCTTTTCGTTATCTGTAACTTTCATTACACATTTACCTTTAGTAAGATTATCTATGTTACCAACAAACTTACCTACTAGGTGTTCAAAATTTGTTCCCTTCTGAAATCCACCTACAATGTATCCACGTTTCATATACCAGTCTCCTGATTTACCTCTACGAATAACATTATCCAAATACAATGTATCGTTTCCTTCAGGATCATATTCTTTTTGATCCTTGACATATTCTGATTCAAAATCATCATCAACTGCGGTAACATCAAATACTGTTTCTTCAAACATTTCATTTGTAACAGTAACAAGGTCAGCAACTTCGTGTGCAACGTCAATATGCTCACCAGGTGCTTCTACAATATATGTTGAACCACTTTTGTTTTTCCAATAAGGTTGATCTACACCATGCTCATAATCTTCATCGTGTGCGGCATAGTTTTCTCTAACTTG